AACGATACACAAGAACAATTAGACAAATGGCAAAAAGATACTATAGATACAGGTAGGTTCTTTGCCTTTGACCACTTCGGTTCTATTAGTAATGACGAGATACTTGCTAGGGTTAGGTACATGGCACAAGCATTAGAATGTAAGTGGATATTTATAGACCATTTATCTATACTTGTATCAGGTCAGGAAGAAGGAGACGAAAGAAAATCTATTGATGTCTTAATGACTAAGCTGCGTTCTCTTGTAGAACAAACAGGCATAGGTTTACTACTTGTATCACACTTACGTAGACCTGCAGGTGACTCTGGTCATGAGAATGGTAAGGAGATTACGTTGTCACATCTCAGAGGTTCTGCGTCTATTGCTCACTTATCTGATAGTGTAATAGGACTAGAAAGAAATCAACAAGCAGAAGGAGATGAAGCTAATACTACAGTCATACGTATCTTAAAGAATAGATACACAGGTGAGACAGGTGTAACATCTCACTTACATTATAATAAAGATACAGGTAGATTAACAGAGGTTGACAATCCTTTTGAAGCAGAGTATAATGATAGTAATAATGAGGAGGTACCATTCTAATGAACTGTATGTATTGTGAAACAAAATTAATACATGGTGGTGACCATGATGGAGAACAAGAAGATGACTATAATATAGTTAGTAATTTAAGTTGTCCTAAATGTGATACCCATGTATATGTATATCATACATTTCCTGATGATGATAAAGAGAGTTGGGCAGATGGTTATGAAGAATGGGTGAATAAACAACAAGGTCTTATTATAGATAATAAAGAACCAGAAATGTGGAAACATTTTTGTGAAGTAGAAGAAAGTGAAATGGAAATAGGTAAAGGTGAGCCTTGTAATTGGTGTGGAGAGGAGGAAGACTGTGAAAGTTGTGCTTGATATAGAAACAGACCAAATAGATGCTAAAGTAGTAAACTGTATTGTTGCTAAAGATATTGATACAAATATATCTACAGTATTTGACCCAAGTAATATGCATGTGTTTAAGAATTGGTCTAAAGATATTGACCAATACATTATGCACAATGGTTTATCATTTGATGCACCTGTAATGAATAGACTATTAGGAACAGATATTAAACCATCACAAGTATTAGATACATTAATACTATCACAATTATTTAATCCAATAAGAGATGGTGGTCATGGATTACGTGCTTGGGGAGACAGGTTTAAGTTTCCTAAAGGTGATATAGAATCGTTTGGAAAGTATACAGAAGAATTAAAAAGATACTGTATGCAAGATGTAGATATAACACATAAGCTATATGACTATCTTAAGAAAGAAGGCAAAGGTTTTTCCAGGTCTTCTATTGATTTAGAACATCAGGTTAGAGTTATCATTGACCAACAAGAAAAGAATGGCTTTGCATTAGATATAGAAAAAGCTATGTTATTACTTGGTCAACTATCAGACGAAGCTCAAGAGTTAGAAGCTTGGTCATTAAAAGAATTTGAACCTACAAAAGTAGAACTAAAAACAAAGACTAAACACATACCTTTTAATATAGGTTCACGACAGCAGATAGCTGATAGACTTATGAATATTGGTTGGAAGCCTAAGAAATATACAGATAAAGGTAATGTAATTATTAATGAAGAAGTATTAGCTACTATAGATATGCCACAAGCTAAAAAGTTTTTAAGATTTTTCTTATTACAAAAACGTGTTGCACAAATTAAGTCATGGATAAAATTATTTAACGATAAGACTGGTCGAGTGCATGGTAGAGTAATGACATTAAAAACTGTAACAGGTAGAATGGCACACAACAGTCCTAATATGGCTCAGATACCTGCTGTAAGGTCTCCTTATGGTAAGGAATGTAGAGACTGTTGGACAGTAGGTAATACAACAACTCATTCTATAGTGGGTACAGATGCTAGTGGACTAGAACTAAGATGTCTTGCTCATTTAATGAATGATAATAAGTTTACCGAGACCCTACTAAATGGCGACATACATACACATAATATGAAGATGGCAGGTCTTACAGATAGAGACCAAGCTAAGACATTTATATATGCTTTTATGTATGGTGCAGGTCCTGCTAAGATAGGACAAGTAGTTGGAGGAGGTTCAAAAGAAGGGAAGGTACTAATAGATAGATTTCTTAAAAGTATGCCTTCACTTAAACGTGTACGTGATATTGTAACTAGCACTGCTGAAAAACATGGTATCATAAAAGGCATTGATGGGAGGTTATTGCGTACACGTAGTCCACACTCAGCTCTTAATACATTAATACAAGGAGCAGGAGCTGTAGTGTGCAAGTTATGGTTGGTAAACATTATGAAAAGAACTAATGCATCTAAATTAGATGTGAAGTTAGTAGCTAGTGTACATGATGAATATCAATTTGAAGTTGTAAATAAAGATGTACAATCATTTTGTAACATAACTAAGTATGCTATGAAAGATACTGAGAAGCAATTACAAATGCGTTGTCCATTAGATAACGAATATAAGGTAGGAAAAACATGGGCAGAAACTCACTAGAACCTAGTATTGATAATCGAAAAAAGTTTGACATTGATTTACAGTATGGTAAGGTAAGAGAAAAAGATGTAGCTGATATGTTACAAGATAAAAAGATTGAAGTTAAATCAGAAAGAGATATGTGGCAGAGAACAGGTAACATAGCAATAGAATATCAAAGCTATGGTAAACCTAGTGGAATAGATGCTACAACATCTGACTATTGGTTTCATAATCTTTGTATTGGTGAAGAAACATTTGCAACATTAGTTTTTAACACAGATAATTTAAGGAGGATAATAAAAAACTTAGATAAAAAGAAGTCGGTATCAGGGGGAGATAATAATGCATCAAGGATGTACTTATTAAATTTACAAAAGCTTTTTTCTTCAGACGTTATAAAAGCTTTTAAACAAAAGACTTGACATACATTATAGATGTATGCTATAATTATATTTTTAACAATGAAAGGAGACTTATATGTCCGTAATACAGGGAAAAGCCTATTGGGCTTCAATAGTAAATCCAAACACTACATTTGATAGTGATGGAGTATACAGTATAGATGTTAGTTTAGATGCTAAGAATAAAAAGATAGCTGAGACTGATGGTCTAACTATTAAAAATAAAGGTGATGACAGAGGAGACTTTGTTAGCATTAAAAGAAACGTAAGAAGAAAGAATGGTGACTTTAATACCAAACCTACTCTTATGGATTCTCAAAAGAGAAACATGAAGGATACATTAATAGGTAATGGTTCTGAAGTTAGTGTGTTATACTCTACTTATCAGTGGGAGTTCAAAGGAAGGTCTGGTACTAATGCAGACTTAAGAGCTGTACAGGTAACTAACTTGATACCTTATCAAAATGATATGGAAGATGCCTTTGATGTAGTTCCTGATGGCTTTGTGGCTAAGGAAGATTCTGAAGTATCATTTGCTTAACAATTAAATAAAGGACTATGGGGAGTTCTGGCTAAAACCAACGTACAGTAATCAGCTTGGTCTCCCCATATTTATTATATGAAAAAAAATATAGATACTTTAGTAGATGATATATATTCTTTGTTTGATTTAAACACAGAAAATAATATAGATGAAAAAAATTTAGATAAACATTTAAATTCTTTTACTGAAGGTGTTGTAGAAACAATAAAGATTTTATTAAAAGAAAAACATAATAGTAAAAGAAGCTTAAGACTATCAGCTATAGGTAAACCAGATAGGCAACTATGGTATGATAATAATTTAGAAGTTAAGAAAACAACTTTAAGTCCTTCACTTAGAATTAAATTTTTCTATGGTCATTTACTAGAAGAAGTATTAATTTTATTTTCTAGATTAGCAGGACATAAAGTTACAGGTCAACAAAAAGAAATAGACATTGAAGGAGTTAAAGGACATCAAGATTGTTTTATAGATGATGTTCTTGTTGATTGTAAGAGTGCTTCTGGTAAAAGTTTTTTAAAGTTTAAAGAAAATAGACTATCTACTGATGACCCTTTTGGTTACATACCTCAAATATCAGCTTATGCTGAAGGTAATGGTGTAGATGAAGCTGCTTTTCTTGCTATTGATAAACAAAATGGTGAGATTTGTTTAACTAAAGTACATTCTGTGGAGATGATTAATGCAAAAGATAGGGTCAAACATCTTAAAAATGTTATGCGAGATGGTAAACCACCTGTTAAATGTTACAGTGACATTGCTGATGGTATGTCTGGTAATAGGAAGCTTGCTATTGGGTGTGTTTACTGTAGCCATAAAAGAAAATGTTGGGAAGATGCTAATGGTGGTCAAGGGTTACGTGTTTTTAAGTATGCAAATCATAATAGATTTCTTACGCAAGTTGCAAGAACTCCTGACGTTCAAGAAATAACTTAATTTATATAGGTAACAAATGAAAAAATTTATTTATAATGCAGTACATGGACATTATGTTTCAGAAAGAGATAAGGCAATAGCTAATATTAAATTACATACAGGCAATCCTGTAGGTGTAGGCGAACATCCTAAAATTGTAGAAGATATTATTGAGCTAGTACATAAAGCATCTGAAGCACAAGATTCAATAGAGATGTTAGATAAGATAATGGAAAATGAAAAGCAATAAATTTAATATAAGAACTTCTTGTATGAATATCAAGCAAGAAAGTTCAGAGAAGAATCTTTTTTTAGCTGTTGTCTTTCAAGCTTTGTTAGATGCAACTAAACCTAAAGTTAAGAATGAATCTTCTATATCTATTATGGATAGGGATAAAGCTATTGCTTGGTTCTTTTGTAGTGCAGGAGTTACCTGTGATAATTTTGAATTTATTTGTGAACAAGCAGGATTAAGTTCTAATTATACTAGACAGTTTGCTTATAAAGTGATACACTCTAAAGAAATTAAATTTGTAAGACAAAAAATAAATGCAGTACTAAATAATAAATAGGGGAATAAATATGGGAATGATGGATGATGCAATAAGAGAAACAGTTAAAGATAAAAAATATTTTAAGAAAACAAATATAAAGAAAGAAGCTATTATAGCTACAAGTAGACAGGTAGGTGGTGACCATTACAAAACATGTAAGATACAACCTGTTGATTATATTGTAGAAAATAACCTTACATTTCTTGAGGGTAATGTAGTAAAGTATATTACAAGACACAGAAGAAAGGGCGAAGGTGCAAGAGACATTGAGAAAGTAATACATTATTGTGAATTAATATTGGAGAAAGATTATGGCAGGGAATAATTATTTACCTACAGAGTATCAGACGTTTATACATGCGTCTAGATATGCACGTTGGTTACAAGAAGATAACAGAAGAGAAAGTTGGATTGAAACAGTATCTAGGTTTAGTAACTTTTTTCAAGGACATTTAGATAAGAATTTAGGTGTTGTCTTACCAGATGAAATATGGAGAAGAATAGAAGATAGTATTATAGGACTACAAGTTATGCCCTCTATGAGAGCATTAATGACAGCAGGTCCTGCATTAGAAAGAGAAAACATATCAGGATATAATTGTTCTTATACTCCTATAGACAGTCCTCGTTCTTTTGATGAGATACTTTACATACTTATGAATGGTACAGGTGTAGGTTTCTCTGTTGAAAGAGAAGGTGTTAATCAATTACCTACTATACCTGATAGAGAGTTTGAACAAACAGAAGATGTTATATCTGTAGCTGATTCTAAAGAAGGATGGGCTAGAGCATTTAGAGACTTAGTGTCTTACTTGTATACATGTAGAATACCTAAGATAGATATTAATAAAGTAAGACCTGCAGGTGCTAGGTTAACTACCTTTGGTGGTAGAGCTAGTGGACCTCAACCTTTAGTTAATCTATTTGATTTTACTATTAATAAATTTAAAGAAGCTAAAGGTAGAAAGTTATCTTCTATGGAGTGTCACGATATTGTCTGTAAGACAGGTGAAGTTGTGGTTGTTGGTGGTGTGCGTAGGTCAGCTCTTATATCTCTGTCTAATTTATCAGACCAGAGATTAAGAGTTGCTAAGTCTGGTGCTTGGTGGGAGACAAACCCTGAAAGAGCATTAGCTAATAACTCAGTAGCATACACAGAGAAACCTGATGCAGGTATCTTTATGAAAGAATGGTTAGCATTATATGAAAGTAAGTCAGGTGAACGTGGTATCTTTAGTAGAGTATCTGCTCAAGCAAAAGCTAAAGAGAATGGTAGACGTAAAGCAGACTATGCTTTTGGTACTAATCCTTGTAGTGAGATTATACTTAGACCTAATCAGTTCTGTAACTTAACTGAAGTAGTATGTAGACCTGCTGATACAGTAGAAACATTAAAGAATAAAATAGAAGTAGCTACTATACTAGGTACAATACAAGCTACACTTACTAACTTTGGTTATCTAAGAAAAAGATGGAAGGATAATACAGAAGAAGAAAGATTACTTGGTGTATCCTTAACAGGTATTATGGATAATAGTATATTATCTAGAAGAAGAAGTACATTACCAGAAACATTACAAGACATGAGACAGAAAGCTGTATCAGTAAACAAAGAGTGGTCAGAGAAGTTAGGTATACCACAATCAACAGCAATCACTTGTGTTAAACCTTCAGGTACAGTTAGTCAGTTAGTAGATAGTGCTAGTGGTATTCATGCTAGACATAATCCTTATTACATTAGAACAGTAAGAGGAGATAAGAAAGACCCTCTAACAGAATTTATGAAAGACCAGGGTATACCTTGTGAAGATGATGTTATGAATCCACATAATTCTGTGTTTTCTTTTCCTATGAAAGCAGATTCTAATGCTGTATTCAGAGATGATATGACAGCTATAGAACAACTAGAGATATGGAAGTGTTATGCAGAACATTGGTGTGAACATAAACCATCTGTTACTATATCAGTTAAAGAACATGAATGGATTAACGTAGGTAACTGGTGTTGGGATAACTTTGATTCACTATCTGGTATATCATTCTTACCTTTCTCTGACCATACATATCAACAAGCACCTTATCAAGACATAGATAAAGCTACATATGAAGAGCTTGCAGCTAAGATGCCTAAGAATATTAATTGGTCTGAGCTTAGTAAGTTTGAGAAAGAAGATACAACAAAAGGAGCACAGGAGTTAGCATGTACAGCAGGTTCTTGCGAATTAGTAGATATTTAATTAATTTTTTAATTAGTATTGTAGCTATGTGGGTATTATACGTAATAGCTATGGCAATATTTTATACGTTTTATTCTATGTAAATAGTTCTTGACTTTTATATTTAGGTAGTGTATAATTACATTATGAGTGCTAGAAATGGACTCGTTTTTTAACTTGCTTAACAAGGAGATAAATATGGTTAATTTTGAAGTAGATACATTTGCACGACAAGCTATTGGATTTGATAGATTGTTTGATGTAATGAATAACATAAGAGGGTCAGATGTAAACTATCCACCTTATGATATTATTAAAGAAGATGAAGAAACTTTCCTGATTGAATTTGCTTTATCAGGATTTAGTAAAAGTGATTTAAATATTGTAGTTAAAGAAAATAATTTAACTATAGAAGGTACTTATGGTAAAGATATTAAAGAAGATGTTCTACAATATTTACATAAGGGTATAGCGAAGAGGTCTTTTACTAGAGATTTTGTTCTAGCAGATACGTTACACGTTGAAGACGTTACATTCAGCGAAGGTATATTAAGATTAACTCTTAAACAAAGTATACCTGAAGAACAAAAACCTAAAAAGATAAAAATTAATTAAGTTGTTATAAGCAGGGGGTTGAAATATACCCCCATTTTTTTAAGGAATATAAGTTTTAAGGATAGTGAATGAGACATAAAAAAGAAATGGTAAACACAGTTTATATAGGTTATGATGAAAAAGAAGATACTGCATATGAAGTATTAAAATTTTCATTAGAACGTATTGCTACTAAACCTATACGTGTTGTACCTATTAAGAAAAATTTAGTAGAACGTATGGGTATCTATACTAGAAAATCTAATATGATACATGGTCAACAATATGACGAGATAGATGGTAGACCTTTCTCTACTGAGTTTAGTTTTAGTAGGTTCTTAGTACCTGCTTTAAACATGTATCAAGGATATGCTTTGTATATGGATTGTGATATGTATATACGAGCAGATGTTAATGAGTTGTTTGAATTATGTAAAGATTCTTACTATCCTTTATGGTGTGTTAAACATAAGTATGAACCAAAAAAAGGAATTAAAATGGATGGTAAAGAACAACAACCATACCCTAGAAAGAATTGGTCTAGCCTTATGATGTTTAATTGTGGTCACGAAGTAAATGAAAAGCTTACACCTCAAGCAGTTAATACTAAATCAGGTAGATGGTTACATACATTTCAATGGTTACCAGATAAAGAAGCAGACATAGGTACTATACCTGAAGAATGGAATTGGTTAGACAATCACTCTAATGAAGATATAGAAGCAAAGAATGTACACTTTACTACAGGTGGTCCTTGGTTTAATAAGTGGGGTTCTGCTAGAGAAAAAGATACAAAGTATGCTGTTGAATGGTCTAATGATGCTGACTGGTTACAGATTAGAGGATTAATTGATAACAAGGATTACATGATATGAACATAAACTTTGTAACTTCTTTTAATGAAAACTTATATAATAGATTTGGTAATGTATTTTTTAAATCTATACAAGAGAATTGGGAACCTAGTTTAAAAGTAAAAGCTTATTACCATGACTTTCCTATTTCTAAATACTCATTAGATAAAAATATTGAGTATGTTAATCTTGAAGATAATAAAAAGTATAAAAAGTTTAAGGAAGATAATGCTAATCATAATGGTACTGAGAATGGTCAGATACCTTACAATGAAAAGCTTGATATTATTAAATGGTGTCATAAAGTATTTGCTTTAACAGACTATGCTTTTACTTTAACTAAAGATAATAAAGAAGCAGGTTGGTTAGTGTGGGTTGATGTTGATTCTTATGCTAATAAAAGATTAACTAAACAAGACATAGAAAAATTACTGCCTGATAATGCTGATATAGTATATGTAGGTAATGCTTCATTCATGGCTTTCAATTTAAATAAAAAACCACCTTTAGATTTACTATGGGATTTACGTAAAGCTTATATGAATGGAGAGGTTACTAACTACAGAGAATGGCATGATGGTTTTATTTTACAAAGATTATTAAACTTATATAAATCACATGGACTAAAAATTGTAGACATTGAAAATGAAATACAAGAATATATTATACATATGAATGGTATTAATAATTCTAGTGTCTTACCTTTAAGAGATACTAAAGGTAATCGTGTATTTGAATTATCAAAAGATACTGTATCACAAGATATATTACCATCAAGGTATCAAAAAAATGCTGAACTAATTAGACATTTTAAACCTAGTACTATTTTAGAAACAGGTACTTGGAATGGTGGTCGTGCTATTGAAATGGCATTAGCTGCTTTTGAAAATACAGATAGAGTTATTTATTATGGTTTTGATTTGTTTGAAGATGCTACTATAGAAACAGATAAAGAAGAGTTTAATGTTAAAGCTCACAATACTTTAGAAGCTGTAGAAAAAAGATTAGAAGAATTTAAAGTTAAGATGAAAGAAAAAAATAAAATATTTAATTATGTTTTAACAAAAGGTAATACAAGAAAAACATTAAAAGCTGAAAATTTATTTACATTTTTACCTGATATAGACTATGCTTTTATAGGTGGTGGTGATAGTATACAAACAAAACAAAGTGATTATGATTGTTTAAAACATGTACCTGTAGTTGTAATAGATAATTACTTTTCTAAAGATGAAGAAGGTAATGAAGTTGAAGATAAATTTAAAGGAGCTAATAAAGTAAAAGAAATGTTAGGTAAGAAAGTAAAAAATAATATATTACCTAGTGAAGATAAAGTAAGAGAAGGTGGACATACTCATTTACTATTTGTATTACATGATGATAAGTTACCTGCTCCTCCTAAACATTTATTTAGTGTACCTATTAAAGTTAATCCTAGAGACTGTGTACCTAAAGATGATATAAGAGGTAACATAAGAACTAATTTTAAAAAGATTAATAAATGGTTAGGTAAGTTTCCTCTACATGATTACAAATGTATATTAGTATCAGGTGGACCTTATATTAATTTTGATAAATTAAAAAAATTAATTAAAGATAATCCTAACAGTAAAGTTGTTACTGTCAAGCATTCTTATCCTAGATTATTAAAGCATGGTATTAAACCTTGGGCATGTGTTGTGTTAGACCCTAGACCTATTACAGGTACAAGTACTCATGGTGTAGTAAGAAAAGATTTATTTAAAACAATAGACCCTAGCACAAAGTTCTTTGTTGCTTCTATGACAGACCCTTCTGTTACTGACTATCTAATAGAAAAGAAAGCAAACATATGGGGATGGCACGCATTTACAGAATCATTACGTGACCCTGATGAACAAAAGAAAGGTATACAAAACAATGTAGTTACTCTTAATAAAGACTTAGGATTACCAGAAGGCACTACATTAATAACAGGTGGTACGTGTGCAGCTATGAGAGCTATAGGTATTTTACATACTATGGGTTTTCGTTTCTTTGATTTGTTTGGTTTTGATTCTAACATGGAAGAGCCTACTGCTGAACAAAAGAAAGAAACAACAGGTGCTAAAGATGAACAACCAAGACCTAAGTATTTTAAAGTATCTGTTAATAAACAAGAGTTCTGGACAACAGGTGAGTTACTTGCATTAGCACAAGATTGTGAAAAATATTTTAACGAATCACCTATGGAAATGGATATTAATTTTCATGGAGATAATACATTAGTATCTGCATTATGGAAACTATCTGCTAGATATACACAAAAGCAACAAGCTTTTAAAGGAGATTTAGTATGAAGTTAAAACCATCAGAAGATTATTATAACCTACTAGATTCTTATAAAGAATTACATAAAGAAGAAGGTAAGTTTAGAGGTATAAGTTTAGTACCTCTTGTTCCTACCTTAATGAATATTACAAAAGAAAATAATTGTAAAACATTACTTGATTATGGATGTGGTAAAGCAATACCTTATTCAAAAAAAGAATGTAAAAGTATAGGATTAAAAAAACCTGTGCAAGAGTTATGTAACTTAGACTCATTTGATTTATATGACCCTGCATATCCTAAGTATAATAAATTATCTAAAAAGAAATATGATATTGTAGTATGCACAGATGTTATGGAGCATATAGCAGAGCAGGATATAGACTATGTATTAAAAGATATATTATCTCATAGTAAAAAGACAGTATTCTTAAACATCTCTTGTCAACCTGCACTTAAACATTTTAAGGAAGGTAAATTTAAAGGACAGAATGTACATATATCTGTATTTCATGGTACATGGTGGTCAGATAAAGTAAAAAATATTTGGAATAAATTTAAACATTTAAAAATATATATGGTATGTGTGGGTAAAGATTATACTCATACTGATTGTATAAAAAAGGAGAAAGTATAATGGCTTTAACAGCTTTAATAGGTCCTGCTACTAAACTTCTAGGTAAGTTTATAGAGGACAAAGATAAGAAGAATGAGTTAGCACACTCTATTGCTACTATGGCAGAGAAACATGCACAAGAATTATCTAAAGGACAGATAGATGTTAACAAAGAACAAGCTAAACATCCTAGCTTATTTGTTTCTGGAGCTCGCCCTGCAATAATGTGGGTCTGTTGCCTAGGACTTTTATGGCAATTCTTTGTAGGACCAATTTTAACTTGGGCTACAGGTATATGGTTTCCTGATATGATACCACCACAGCTAGAAGTAGAAGGATTAATTACATTAGTAATGTCACTTCTAGGACTTGGAGCTATGAGGTCTTTTGAGAAGTCAAAGAATGTAGCAAGGGATAATCTTAAATAATGACTACTGTATTTCTATTAGTAATTTATTTAGGTGATGCTGTGCAACAAAGTGATATGCATTTTCGTGACATTAATAGATGTAGATATTTTGCTAATAGAATAAGTAAGCAACCTGCAGTTCCAGGTATTAAGAAAAGATATACTGGTATATGTAAACCAGTAAGTGTAGATATTACAAACCCTAACATAAGGTTATATCAATGAATATATTAGAATATATATACTATAAATTAAAGAATGTAGATTCTATGTATTATGAAGTTTTTGCTTATGCTATATTAACAGGATTAGTATGTGGTGGATTTCATTATATAATAGGATTACTTTAAATGGCTCTTAACGACAAACAAGAAAAGTTTGCACAAAACTATGTCTTACATAGAAATGCAACTGAAGCTGCAAAAGCTGCAGGATATGCTTCAGACTCTGCGTACAATCAAGGGTATCGCTTATCACAGAATGAAGAAGTTCAAGAAAGAATAAATGAACTAGAGAAAAGTCTTGAAACTAATGTAGATGTTATTACTGAGATAGAAAAACAATATGAATATGCTAAAGCAAATGGGCACACTAATAGTGCTATTAAAGCTTTAGAGTTATTGTCTAGAGTTAGAGGTTCTAAGAGTGATAAGGAAATAGATATGTCACCTGAAGGTATTAAACAACATATTATTGAGTGTCATAAAATATTAGGTAAGAAATTTTGGGAGGATGTTGGTAAGGAATGTGAGTTTACCTTACAGAAATAATCATATAAAAGATAAAACCTATTACACCTAAGAATACCATAAGACATACACCTATAATAAAGTTTTCTATTTTTTTTCTTTGTAATTTTTTAGCTTCTGCTATTGCTTCTTTTTTCTTTAATCTTATATCTGCTTGTATACGTATTACTTCATTCCAAGCACTAGGACCATGAGACAAGTTAACAAAATTACGTAATTCCCTTTCCATTTGCTCTGCTTTCTTCTTTGCAGCAAACGTCTCCAAAGCTTCTTCCTCAACAGAACCAAACGACCTACCTTTACTTTTCTTATGTCCATCTTTAACGTCTTGTATTGCACCCATCCATCTGCCTAAATCCTTAGACATACTTTCTACATCACGACCTACAGAAAATCCTTTCTTTATAGCATTGAAAGCAGTCGTTGCTGCTGCAATCGCTGTGATTGGGTCCATATATTACTCCTATTTGTAAGACCATATCCAAGGTCTTGGGCTTGTTACAGAACTCTTAGGCATAGTATCTAGATGTATAAATCTTTTCTCATGTACACCATTTTGTTTAACACCTATACCTGTAAAGCCTAGCTCTAATGCTATACGTACTATCTCAAATGCTTTATGTCCAGAACAAACAACATCTACAGCACAACCTTTTAAGTGTGCAGACCTAGGACTACCACCTATAGCTATGTTATGTGATTCACTTCTATAACCAGAGCTAATAGACATAGGTTGTTTTAATCTTTCTCTAAGGGATACAAGCATATCCATGAATAATTCATCCATGTTTACTTCACCTGTACCTTTACATCTCAATTCATCTTCTGAGAAAAACTTCCATCTAGTAACCAATCTTTCCTCCTCTTTTTCTCATAACAGCTCCTTGTCCACGTAATGCTTTACCTGCTCCCAAGAATCCACCTGTATTTTTTTTAACAACACCACCTCTTTTAGCAAAGCCCATCTTATTTCTTACAGGTGTAGGTAGTTTACGTAAACCTTTATTACCTGCAGGTATATTTTTTAACACAGTTCCTCCTATATTTTTTTTAATTAGCCCACCTTTTCTTAAAACTTTCATTGGATTTAATCCTGCTCCTTCTTTTATAGCAAAATCAAGAGAGGAGCCTGGATTTCTTTTTTGAAAATTAATTGTATCTTGTAACGCACTAATTAATGAGTTTTTATTACTTCGGTCCATATCAGAGTTCATTATTTTTTTAATAATATCTTTATCATTATTTTTAAAATTTCTTATTAATTTACGAGTTAATAGTATACCAGTATCTTTAGATACTATAGGTTTTTTATCTACCTTAACAGGTTTTTTATCTACCTTAACAGGTTTTTTATCTACCTTAACAGGTTTTTTATCTACCTTAACAGGTTTTTTATCTACCTTAACAGGTTTAACTTTATCAACTTTAGGTTTATTTATAACAGATTTAGCTTGTTTTCTAGCTTCTTTAACAGATTCTTTACCTACTAATTTACTATTCTTTTTTCTTAACACTTGAGTAAAAGCAGTAGCTAATGTTTTATTATTACCTTTAGACATCTCTTGTATAATTTTTTTCTTATCATCAAAAGACAAATTTAAATTTTTAATTTGTTTACTATTATTAACTTTTTGTTTTGCTAGTTTAAGTTTATCTACACCACTTCTTTGTATAGGTGGTATTTTCTTTTTAACTATTTTATCTACTCCACTTTTTTGTATAGGTGGTGTTTGTTTATCAGTCTTTTTAACTATTTTATCTACTCCACTTTTTTGTATAGGTGGTGTTTGTTTATCAGTCTTTTTAACTGTTTTAGATATAACAGATTCTTTTTTTGGTACTTTAAAATCTGGAGCCATTTTTTTTGCAAAGGTATCTTTAACTTTATCTGCAGCTTTGGAACCATATTTTTTAGTTAAAAAAGTACCTGCTTTTGATGCTAATCTAAAACCAACTGCTCCAGGAACAACTAATAATGCAGCTTGAACAGGATTTTTTTTAGCCCAATTAATAAGACCACCACCTGTTTTAGTCATATTATCTGCAGCTTTCTCGACTTTAGTTTTTGGTTTAACAGATGTATCTTCTAATAATCTACCTCTTATCCAATCTTTAGTTTTTGGACTTAAACTAGATAATCTTCTACCTTCCTTCATAGCTGTTTTTAACTCAGAAGAAGTTAAATCTTTTTGAAATTGCTTTGTCATAGTAGTTCCTTATATTATTTTTCCACCATACTGTTTAGCCACAAAAACATTTCCTCCACCTTTCTTATAACTCATAGCATTAGCATTTGGTTTTTTATTATAACTAGAAGTAATTACACTTTGTTTTTTCTTTGGTTTTTTTGCAGCATCTATTTGTCTTTTAATATTATCTTCTGCAGTCATTTTTTGTTGTGCCATTCTTTGTAGCTGTTTACCTCTTTTATCTATTGTGCTTTTAGGTTTTTTTAAAAATTTAGCAAGAGGACCTTTACCTTTATCAGACCTAATAATTTTTACAGTAGAAGTTTTTTTACTTTTAGTTTTAGAATCTTCTTTTTTCTTTTTATCAGTTGCTAATTCTGTAGTATATTTACTACCATTCCACATAAAAGTTTTTTTGTTATCAGCTCTAGCTTCTCTAAAAGCATTTTTAAATGTACCTGGTTTACTAGGACTATACTGTGTATTAGTTTTCTTTTTTTGACCACTTGGGTTTTTCATCATTAATTTTTTACTACTAAAATTTGCCATTGTTTTATTTCCTTATTAGTTATTTGTGTCTTCTTATCATATCGTCTATTTTGCTTTCGAGTCTATCAAATCTCTGCAGCAGTTGTTTTAAATCGTCTTTAACATCTTCTTTAGAAGCATAGGTCACAGCTATGTTCTCTCTTGTTTCTGATAGTTCATCTTTAACTTTACTAATAGCAGCAGATGTAGAACGTATCCACCATAAAAATCCACCTATTGCCATAGTTAATACTGCGTTCCATATCATATTCATATCTGCCATTATTTAATCCTAACTATAATATTGTAATAAAAATTCTTCAATAACATCACTAATTTCAGAAACCTTAGTTGGGTCTAAAGCAGCTACACCAGGTATAGAACGTGCTATATGAGTAGATAAAGCTCTTGGGTTAGCTTGTGTTAATGGATTAGCTTGTGATATAGCTTGTACTAATTTAGAAAAATGTATAGCACCTGGTCCTAATATAGATTCTATAGGTGATACTCCATACTTTGAAGAACCTAGTGCATCATATAAACCTGTAACTCCTCCTAAAACATTAGTAGAAATTATAGCTGATATTAATCTTTCAGCACCTGTAGCATCTTTCCAATTACTGTCTTCATCTCCATAACGTATTTCATCTTTCATTTCTTTAATTGCCATACTTGCAGCTATAATTAAAACTAAAGATGTACCATACTTTACAGTTTCATTAACAGGTACTCTACCTTTAAATAAAGGTTTAACAACTTCAGTTAAAATTCTACCACCTACTTTTAAACCAAAGGTATACATAAAACCTTTAAGCTGTGCAAATAAAGCAAGATGAGGATTAGACATCCATAATGGTCTATTAACTACATTAGGAGCCATAATAATATCATCTACTCCTTTTGATAAAGCTTTACGAATAATAGTAGGAGTTTGTGCAGCAGGTATTTGTCCTTCTGCCCACTTAACTGCATCTGATGCATTAGGATTTTTAGTTCTTAAATTATTTTCTATTAATCCTAATTCAGATAATCTTTTTCTAGCATTAAGTAACTTTGTACTTTCTTTTTTAGTTACTCCTTTTTGATTAGCAACAGCTAATATTTTAATATCATCAGCTATTTGTCTAGACATAGCTTGAAAAGCAATATCTCTACTAAACTGTGTTATTTGTGTAAGCATAGTTAGTTTAAAAAATTTATCTGTTACTTTTCTAACAACATCTACACCTGCAATATCTCCTAATCTTTCAGCAAGAGTACCATCAAAACCTTGTAGTATACCCATAAAAGCTTCTTCTGATTCAGCTTTTTTAAATTTAGGAAGAACACTTCTAACTGCTTGTCTATATGTATTAGTTAAAGCTTTTATAGTAGCAGGTATAAGATGTTTACCTTCTACTCTAGATAAAACAATAAGAGGTTCTGATAATGCAGTTAATGCAGCAAGAGGTAGTGTTAAAATATATTGATATGTTAAATAAAATCTCATTGCTTTTTTAAACTTTTCATCTTGAATACTTTTATATCTATTTTGTACTGCTTGATATATATCTTTAATTCTATCTACTTCACCTATGTCTATATTTTTTCCTTGTTGTAGTTCTTTTAAAGCAGGGTCTATAATTTGTTTTAATTTACGAACTTCATTTCTTTGATTAGCTTGTAATATATATTTATCTAATATTTTTTTAACATCTGTTTCAACAAGTCCTGCTTTCTCTAACTTCTTAAATGTTTCAGGTGTAATCTCTCTTCTTTTTTCTATAGATGCTTTACTTTCTTGTGTTGTTTTTGTATTATCTCTAGCATCTAGTAATATATCTAATTGTGATACATCAGTTTCAGGAACATATACACCATCATTACCTCTAACATTATCTAAGAATCCATTAATATCTTGTTCTGCCATACCTTGTTGTCTTAATATTTTTTTAGCTTTAGCTATCTTACCCATTCCTAACTTATTACCTATTACACTAAACAATCCAAAGTTATATACTCTAGGAAAATAATTTTGTGTAAAAGCTAAACTTAAATCTGATTCATTTAATGCACCATATAAACCAGTAGATTCTGCTTTAGCAACTACTGTATTATCTAAATCTGTAAATGTTTCATCATTTAAAAAATCTTTATTATTAATAAGTTTTTCTTGTTCTTGTTTAATAGCTTCTTGTTTATTTTCAGGAGCAATAGTTAATTTATTATTAATATTTTTTTCAATAGCTAATTTCATTCCTTCATATTTTTCTTTTAAAAGATTAAATTTAGTATTTATATTTTGCTCTGTTTGAGCATCTAATTTATTTAACTCTCTTGCTTTAGTTACTTCTTCTAGTTCTGTTCTATTTTCTAATAAACTTTTACGTAAAGAATCTTTTGTAATTTTTACTTCAGGAGATAAAGCATTACCTAATATATCCTGTCTAATTATTTGAGCAGCTTTTAATACTCCAGGGTCTTTAGAGTTTGTTCCATATTGTAATAAATTATATAGTTCTTTATTTTTTCTTTTATTTAAACTACCTTGTATAAGAGGAGCTTTAATATTTCTTCTAATATTTTGTAAAGCTTCATCTAAAGGTTTAGCATATTGTCCTACACTTGCACTTACATTATCATTATAACTTGCTAAAGCATTATATACTTCATATCCTGCTTTGTTTCTACCTGCTAAAGGAACTAATGGAGCAAGAGCTGTATTAAAAACATTTTGTAAATAACTAGGCTTATATTCTTTCTTTTTTAATTTAACATAATTTCTTATCTGGTCATCAGACATACCTTTGGTAGCTTCTTCTAAATCAGCTACTTCTTTTAATCTTTGTTCTGTTCTATTAATAACATCTTTATGTTGTAGATTAGTGACAACACCTGCACCTGTACCTACTGTAGCACCTCCAACAGCTCCTAGTGCTATACCATCTATTATTCTATTAGTATATTCAGCATTATCATAAGGGTTAATTCCTTTATCAGCAGCTAATCCTGCACTTGCTATTTGTATAGCTTCTTGTGCTCCTTCTGTAAGACCTTCTGTAGCACCTGCTCTAACAGCAGACTTAGCAGCTTCTAATCCTAAATTTCTTTTTATAAATAAACTAGGGTCTTTCATTATATCATCAGCTTGTTTTCTAGCTTCTTTAACAGAAGCTTTACCTACTAAGTTACCTAAAGCATTATCTACATATTTTACACCTACATCATCTACTAAACCTTTTAATGTCCTAGCAGCACCTAGTCTTTCTAATAAAGAAATACCTACACCACCTATAACAGCTAACTTTTGTGCATCTCCTTCTTTAGCTTTTAAACTTTTAGCTTCTTCATATGTTTCACCACTACCCATTAAATATCCTGGAACTAAAGGAGCAACTAATCTTGTAGCTAGTGAAAGAGTACCACCAACTAAAGGAGCAGCACCAAGAGCAGAGCCAACAATAGGAGCAGCTACTGCAGCACCAAGAGTAGGTAACATAGAAGGTAAGGCTTGAGCACTCATATCTTTAACTAATAGTAATCCTCTTTCTATAGCACCAAAGAAATCATCTTCTGTTAACTCTTGTTTAATTTCTTTAGATGCTTCTGTAAATGAAGCAGTTCTTGTAGGTTGTGGTTTAGATGCAGCTTCTTGTTGATTCTTTATAATACCTTCTTGTGCATAATTTTTTAAACCTTCAGACTCTGTTATATCTGCTATTAAATCTAAACCTTTAAATAAAGAAGCTTGTGTATTATCAACACCAATAGCAAAACGATTACCCCATGAGTTAGCATACTCTTCATCAAATACAGGTTCTAATGCATCTGTTAATGTTGATGGAACAACACCTAAATTACCATACTGTAATAAATTTTCAGTTTTTATACTTGTATTATTATCTGTAGGAATAGAATTAGTAGAAGTTCCTCTTCCATATTGTAATAAATTTTCCATTTAATTATCCAAATAATCCAAAGTTAGGTACATAATCTTTTTTTCTTGAGTTAGGGTCTTGTTCTACAACTTGTTTAATATATGTAGATATAAACTGAGTAGCTCCCATACCACCTTTTGGATTTGCTTCTTGATATTCTTTATATGCTTGAGATACTTGCATCATAAATTTATTATTACGTGTTAATTTATTTACAGTTTTTAATTTATCAGCTTCATCCATACCTTTAACATTAATTGATTTAGAAATATCATCTTTAAACTCTTTAGCAATATTTGTATTGTTTGATAATTCTGTTTTATTAAAACTAACTGTTTTAGGTATTGATTTACCTTCTGCTGTAATTTTATCAGCATCTGCTTTAATTCTATTAGATTTTGCGTTCATAAAGTTAGCTTCAGCAGTAGATATTGTAGCACCTGCTTTTATCTTATTAATTATTCTTTGAGCTTTCTTTGCTTCAGCATCAGTTTTCATACTTAGTATAAACTGTTGTTCAGCTACTTTATCATTTGCTATTTCTAATGTAATTGCTTCTGCTTTTTCTTTATTAGCTTTCTTTTTAGACCTAGCAGTATCTGTAGCTTTTTTACCTTCAAATCCTGCTGCTGCCATTCCATCTGTAATAGCTGCAACAATATTAGGAGCTTTCATAATAGCTTGTCCTGCTTTTATAGCAGCTTGTCCAAATCCACTTAGCTCTTCATTTCTTATATCTTGTTCTTCTTTTCCTAATCTAGAAATAACATCTTGTTTTACTTTTCTTGCATCACCCATAGCTGATGTAACTCCTGAATAATCAGGTGCTTTATATTCTCCTATCTTACTATAAGCTTCTTTTAGTTGTGCTATTTGATTTTTTATAGCTGATTCTTCAGGAGTATTTTTTTGTACTTGTTCTAATTGTTTTTGTAAAGCTGCTTCTCTTTCTAATGCATCTTGAATACCTGTTTTTATTACATCTTGGTCTATTCTAATTCTTGCATCTTCTGCTTGTTTATCAGTAATAGGGTCCATACTTATTCCTTTTCTACGTTCCCCTCCAGTTTCATAAAGCACACCTTGCTCTCTTACTTTTTTATTAGCTTCTTCTGCTTCTTTATCAAAAGCTTCATCTTCTACTCTTTCTTTTTGTTGTTCTTTTGTTTCTGTAAAAGCTCTAGGTGGTTTACTTTTTAATAAATCTTCTAAACTAAAATCTACACCTCCTACTGTAGGTTTAGATTCTTTATCTCCATATAAATAACGACCAGGTAATGTTGCAGTATCTAATAAACCTTGACCTATACCACCTATATCTCTAACAGTACCTCCTATTACTCTACCTGCAGCAGTTGATTTATCAGGGTCACCAAAACCAAAATAATCTCTAATTTGTTGTCCTATACCTTTTCCTTCTTTTGCTTGTACAACAGGTAATCCTGCAATACCACCACCAGTCTCTGCTTGTTTCATACCCATAAATCCACCAGGACTAAACCCACCAAAGGCACCATATGTACCTAAAGCAGTAGTACCTAATCCTAACAATGATTGTGCAAGACCAGGTTGTTGTGGTTCAGGAGTTCTAGTTATTTGTGTAGCTATATTCGGAAATGATTGTACATAAGATTGATATTCTTTTAATGACTCACTAGGAAATTGTTGTTCTTGTATATATTGTTTATAAGCTTCATCTAATGCTAATTGTTGTTGCTGTTGTTTTACATCACCAACTTTACCTATTGCACCTAACTCTTGAGCCTGTGCTGAAAATCCTGCAGGTGCTAATTGTGCTAGTTGTCCTGCAGCAGCACCTTCTCTTTGTCTTTGTTGATTAATAAGAGACATAGCATCTTGATAAGCTTGAGCACTACCTTTAGCTTGTATATCAGCTTGTAATCTTTGATTAGCTTCTGATGCCATACCTTCTAGTATACCTTGTCTACTACCACCAAAAGAACCTGCAGCAGCAGCTTGTGCAGCTAACTGAGGAACAACAGTAGATTGATATTGTTTTTCTGCTTCTCTTTTTTCTATGTCAACAACTGCTTGTTGATAAGGATTCATATATTCTTGTACTTCATCAGGAGTAACTCTAGCAGCAGTACCTCTAGTTAATGCTTCTGCTTCTGCAAACTTAGGAGCTTGTGTTCCTTGTAATCCTGCTATACCTGAAAATAATTGTTCTTGTTCTGGAGTATACCCTGCAATAGTTTTACCTTCATATATAGGAGCTCCTGCTTCCATCTTCTGTTTATATAAAGCTTCAGCTTCTTTTAAAAGCTTTTCATAATAAGGTGCTATTTGTTTTGGTAACTCTTGTGTAGTTACTGCAGCAGCTTGAGGTTGTTGTTGTTTTTGAGTTCCTATTCCAAATAAAGATGATAAACTAGCCATTATGCAATACTCCTTTGTAATGGTACTAAGCTTCTTATCCCATCTATTTCATTAGGTTGCTCTGGTGTACCATATGCTTTTTCTCTAATTTGTTCTATTGTTTTATCCATTACCTTTGCTCCTTCTTCAGCATTACCACCACCTAATGCTGCCATTGTATAACTATCAACTACATACTCACTAGGACTAACAGCTAATGTTCCTACTTGTTCTCTTCCTTTTCTAATAGGCATATATACATTATCTTCCATACCTCCACCATTACCAGGAACTCTACCACTAAATTCACCACCTGCTGCTGTTTGCATAGGTCTTCCACCACCTGAAGCAACAAATCTATTTACTGCACTTTGTTCATTTGCATATTGTGTTGGTTGTAATTTTTTAAAATAATTAGCTGTATAAGATTGGTAATCAGGAAAGTAATCTTTATAAGGTGAGTTTAAAAAATCTTCTTCACTTTCAAGAAACTTTTCTTGTTCTCTAGCCATTGCTGAAGCATCTGCTGCCATCTCACCAATCTGTGTAGGTGCTATAGCTTTACCAAATTTACCTGCAGTTCCTAATAAATTAATTGTACCATCAGGTTTTCTTTTAATAAAATCAGTTGCCATTTCTTTATACATTTCTGGACTTGTAACTCTATCACCTATAGCTTTATAAGTATCTGCACTTGTTACTTTATCTCCTATACCTTGATAAAATTCTTTACTACCTAATTTATTTAATAAACTTTTATCTGCAGAAATAACATTTGCAGGTTTATCTACTTGTCCTGCAAAATTAAATGTTGTATCTTTTATACCACTACCAATACTTGCACTTTTTCCTCCTACATCTGCAACACCTTGTCCTGTATAACTAGGAGAACTTATAAAACTTGGGTCTGTTATACCTTTTACTTGTCCTGTATTAAAAGAACCTCCTGCTAATTTATTACCTATACCTTTTCCAACACCTGCTGTTACACCTGCAAATAATGCTGACTTTAAAGCATCCTTAGGTTTTTGTCCTGCTAATAAACTACCAAGTCCTGTACCTAATGCTGTTGAAGCACCAAAACCAAAAGCAGTTCCTGTCATTCCTAAAGCATATGGTGCAGCAATACCTAATACTATAGGTGCTAATACTTTAAATGCTTTAGATTTAGCAACACTTTTAACACCTCTAACTATTGCTCTAGGTATACTTGTAACTTTTTTAAATATTTTACCTAAACTAAAAGCTTCTGGTAAACCAGTAACAGGATTGTAAGTTAATTGACCCATTGAATGTAAACCACTTAATTCCTCAGCAGTCATATGTACTAATTCAGTATCACCCATACGACCCATACCTGCTAAACCTCTAGCTGCTTCTTTTAATTCAGCAACATCTCCTGCATATTCTTCTTGCATTTCTGGTGGTACTTGCTCTGCTATTTGCATACCTTGTTCAGCTCCTTGCATTGCAGCTTCTTCTGGATTCATAGGTTGTTCCATAGGCATATCTTCAGGCATCATACTTGCTAGTCCACCTTCTTCTCTTTGAATTACAGGTCGTTGCATCATACTTTGATAACCCCTTAAACGTCTTAAAGCATCAGGACTATTTATCATTGCTAATTGATTATCTAGTGTTTCTACTCTAGACATAGGAGATGGTACCATCATTTTACACCTCTATTATTTATATTCATATTTTTATTTGTGAAATTATTATTATTACTATTATACACCATTTTGTTTGAGTTCACCATAGGTTGCACAGGTTTTTGTAACGTATACATATTAGGTGGTATTACTTGACCAGTATTTATATTACCTATATATGTACTATTATTTACAAAGTTAAAATAATCTTTTGTATTCATTAGTTTAAATTCTCCCATGCTTGTGTTGCTGTGGTACTAACGTACCCTTTAAATTTTCCTGCTGATGCTGCATATGCTATATCACCTCTTTGTGGATTACCTATTTCTGTTATTGTTACAACAGCATAAATATTACTTGAAGGACTAGCCTCTACTTGTATATCTCTTGTGTCTAATTCATTAATTAAAGCTGCACCCCATTGTTGTACATACTCATAAAATTCTTTTGCTTCTGCTTCTGTGTTTACAAACTTTGGTAGCTCTGGGTATCGTGCCATTATCTTTTACCATCTGGTTGTATAGCTAAACGAATGGACCCCCATCTCCAACTCGTTCCTGCTGAATTACATGATACCCTTACTCTTCCCTGTCTTCCTCTTGCTCGCATATCTATCTTAGCTGTATTGTTTGTTACTGTATGTGGTGGACTAGGTTTCTCTCTTGATGTATCACTTTCAGGAAAGTCTTTTGTTTTAATTGAAAAAGTTAATGCACCATCATTAATTGTAAAGTCAGGTATTACTCTAGATAAAAACATAATATCATTTCCATCTACCATATCAAAATCTGCTGATTCTATAAATGAAGACATTGGTTGACCATCTTCTGTATACATTCCATCAGGTTCATTGTTATATAAATTATTATTATTATTTTTTGTTCCTGTTGTTATTGTATTTCCAAACACATGTTTATCTGCAAAGGTTGTAAATATACTAGAACCATATGTCCAATAGTTTTCATCAGGAGACCATATAACATAACTATCACATTCAGTAGAATTAGTTGAAGGATATAACCATATAATTTCTTTAAACTCAGAATTAATACCACAAAATATTTTATCTTTTTGGTCTACATTTAATCTATCAAATATATGTCTTCGTACAGTACAATCTAAATTTCTAACCTGTCCATCAAAAGCATAAAAATTATCATAACCCATCCATACACTTCTACCATCATAATCAACTGCAGCATGTGGTGCTATTAATCCACAGTTACTTCCTAATTGATTAAACTTAAATATAAAAGGTGGACCAGTAAATTGCATAGCCCATAAAGAACTATCTGTCCATATATTAATAGCATTTCTACTACGTACTCCACCAACTATCTCTGTACCATCTGTTAATAAAGTTTCTCCTGATGTAGAATTAATAGAAGGAACCCAATTAGTAAAGTCTTCTTGATTAGACCATTTAACTAGCATAGGTTCAAATGTTCCATTAGGGTTTGCTGTTGTATTAAACTGATTTGTACCTAGACAAACTAAGTGTCTATCATTAGGTGATACGACTATAGAATTAACTGTAGTAGGTGTTGAATTAGTAGCACCTGAAACTAATGTAGCTCTTGTAGGACTTGTTGATGCATCTGTATCAAAAAAGTATATTGAACTACCTCTTCTATTTGCAACTACATCTTCACCCCAGTTATCTAAACTCCATTGTGTTATTTGACTAGAAAAATCACTAGCTCCTATAGATGTCGGACTATTCCATCCTCTAGCTCCTCCAATACTTACACCTGCATTATAAGAAGCAGCACCATAACCTAAACCTGTTGCTGCAGCATCTACACCATTACTTAATAAATAATGTATTGTTCCACCACCTGCAGATGATTGAGCAGCACTAGATGTAGTAGCTACTGATAAAGCAAATGTATTTGAATTAATAACACTAACAGGATAGGTTGTTGTTCCTAATAATATATTACCACCAATAGTAGTAGAGCTTGTAAAGAAAACAAAATCACCTGTTGTTCTACCATGAGCTGTTGCAGATACTGTTACTGTATTAGAACTAATAGCACAAGTAAAAGAATTAGTTAATGTAGTACTTGCAGATACAGGAGTAATATCAAATATTTGGTCACCATTATGTTCATATAACATTTGAGATGTACCAAAAGCTGCTCTTTTAAATTGGTCATTATCAGACCATGTAATTAAATCTCTTGCTGCACCATTAAATGTAGCAGATACTTTTGTTTCATAACCACCTATATTCTCTGGTTTACCTGCTCTGAAACGTACCTTATCAACATCATACCATGCACCTTTTTCTGCATACTGTGTTGATTCTCTGTAGATTCCAGGCTTGAAATCCATCTTTACTAATTTAGAACTTGTTGACATTTAAATCCTAATCAAAGTTTTTTAATAATGCTGCGTCTATTGTTGTTGCACTTCTTGTGCTATATAATAATATATCTACATCTGCTGCACCTGTACTTAATGTTGGTGCTGCTCCAGATACAAATTGATAAGCAGAGTTATAAGATAATGTTCTACTACCTGTTCCATCTTGTATAACATATATCTGTCCTGTTTGTCCTGCTACTGCATTAGTAGGTGCTGCTAATGTTCTATTACCACCTATAGTAACTAAGAAGTTATTACCTAATGCAAAGTCTACTGCTATACTTGCAGCATCTGTTAATGTTGTTATTGGGTTATATGCTCTAGCAGATGTTCCTACTTTTAATGAACCTGCTTCTACTACAAAGTCTCCACGTACAGTTGTATTAGCTGTTACTGAACTTCTTACATATCTTGCATCAGCTATAGATACATCAGGTACATCTGTTGTTCCTGTTCCTACATCTGCAGAAGCTGCTGTACCAAATCCTTGTCCTTTTGTATTAGTTGCAAAGACACTTGTACCATCACAAATAACTAAACCTATTGCACCAAAAGGAACTGTATATCCTGTACCACTTGCTGTTTTAATTTTAACTATATCTGATGCTGTTGTATTTGCAGATACTTTATTATTAATAACATAACCTTTAGATTGAGCAGGTATTATCATTGATATAGTATTATGACTACCACCTACTGAACCTTTTAATTCTATAAAAGCATTACGTGGTACATCACTTGCACCATCTACTGCTGATAATGTTACTGTAGCTGCTGCTCCTAGTTCTACTGTTGTATAACCTGCAATAGCATCATCTACTAAACTTATCATACCATCATTTAATACAGTACCCCAAGTATTTGGATTATCTCCATCTCCTTGTTTTACTAGTCTTAACCTGCTTGTATATGATGCTGTCATTTATTTCTCCTATTCAAATATAAATTCTTGTTGACCACCTATGAGACCACAAGTGATTTTGTCTGTTCCTGTTATCATAATTAACCAATTACCTTTATTCTTATTAGTATATACTTCTAAAATATTATTATTAGAGGTTACTGCAAAAGCTGTTCTAGTGAGAGCTAATCTATTTTCTAAATCATTAACTGCAAAGTCTCTGTCTGCACATACATAAGTTGTTGTAAGTTTTCTATTTATAATATTATTACTAAAAGATATACTAGTAATAAAAAATAATAATATTACTAGATACTTCATTAGTTATCACACTCACAAAGTTTACCAAATAATCTTTTTTTAAACTTTTTATAAAACTTTTTAATTCTATCTAACATACTGCTTAACATCATAATCATCACTCCATCTGTTTACTCTTGCTACTTCTGTTACATTACCATCACTATCTCTAGTGTCTTCATATAATGCTTTAAATGCTGCCATATCACTTGCACCATCTATAGCTGCTTCAATAGCTGCACAATCTGTCTTAATGTCTCCTACATATGTTCCAACAGCACTTGGTATAGTTGCACTACTATCATATGCTAATCGTTCTACAAGCCAATTAAATCTCTTTATAAGACCATTAGCTTGTTGTTTAGCTTTTTCTTTAGCTATAGATTTTAAACCTAATGTTACTCTTTGATTGCCTTTGTAATCTGTTATTGCATTACCATCTTCATCCACATCATTAGTATCTGTTAATACTTTATCAGTTATAGTATAAGCAGTTGTTACTCTATTATTACTAGAATCAAATGTATAGGTAGCTTGTGAAGTATATTGAAATCTATCGTCTCCTTTAGTACCTATATCTTCTACAGGATATATTCCTATAGCAGCTTTCTCTGCATCTGTATATTTTGTAAACATATTAGATGGATAACGAACCTTACCTATAACAAGAGACTTAGGTCTCTGATATATTTGTTGTATTGTTCCATCTGTTACTAAAGCCCACATATTATTATCTCCTAAAAAGTATTGTTATATTTGAATGGCACATCTGCCCAAGCTAAGTAAGCATAAGCCTGACCAGAAGAACTGTTTAAATCTACACCACTTGACCTTATTTTAAAACCATTTGATAAAAAATCTATATCTATAGCACCTGCTGTACTTTCTGCTAAATTTCTTTGACCATATAAATATAAATCTATTACATTATGTGTTGACCTAGCTGTATCAAAAAAGAACCATGTTTGTCCTGATTCTAATGCTTTAATAATTATTAAACGAGGTCTAAATCCTAGATATGTAAAAGGTCCATCAGTATTTGCATTTGCAATATATTGTCCAAATTTACTAAATCCTTCTATTGATTTTAAAACATAGGCAAAATATGTTCTTCCACTTGTATCAGCTGAACCTGTGACTGTAAAGTTGCTTGAAGTAGTTGCAGATACATAAGTTGTATTTTGTCTAGCAT